TCTTATATTTATTCCCGTTGAAAAGGTGCCATACGAAGCAATAATAATCGCATCGCTTTGTTGTTCGGTAATCTCACGAACCTTTTCTCTTTGCTGAGTATCAGTTCCGCCATGAACAAAGAAGACGTGTCGCTTTTCACCAACCTTCTGGTTGATCAGATCGTATAGCACAGCACCATGCTTCTCGACAAACTGAAACAGAACTAGGGTGTTGCCCTTCTGCGTAGTTGCCAGATTTTTAATGATGGTGTTTCGTTTCTGATGCGTTACCAACCAGTCCATTTCTTCCTGATAGGTATACTTTGTCAGCGCCTTCTTTTCTTCATCGGTATAATCGAGAACGAGGCAATGAATATCAAGATCTGCGACCGATCCTTGGTCCATGAGTTCTTTGGTGGAGATTACCTTGTGAACTTTACCGAACAAACCTTCGAGAATCAACTTGTGTGTTTTAGTTCCGTCGAGGGTTCCTGTTGTTCCGATCCGGAACTTAGTTTTGGTGCACTTATTGAAGATTGATGTTAGGGATTTCGCTTTGAAAAGATGCGCTTCATCCCCGTAAATGACATCAAACTCGTCAAAAAATTTCTTAGGTAATTTGTAGATTGACTGCCATGTTGATATTGTAATGGGATACTCATTCGACTTCTCGAACCCTGAATAGATTCTCGCACAATTGTAACTTGCTTTCCAGTCTGTTTCGGAGGCATAATCTTGGAAGTCCTTATACATTTGTTCAACCAGAGATGTGGTGGGAACAATGATTAATTGCTTGCGCCCAAACTGTTGGTGGTAGCGCATTAGTAGATAGATGATCAGGGATTTACCAGAGGCAGTTGGTGAGAGTAGCAGAGTGCGTCCGATGCGTATCGCATACTTGACAGCGTCTAACTGGTAGTCTCGCGTCTCGATCGGACTGCCCTGTGAGTGTAGATTCAGCGACTCGGCAAATTTTACAAGATCGTCTAGATTAATCGGATCGCCGATTCTTTCCATCTGAACATCCATCTTGTAGTCAAGACGTTCAGCAAATTCTCTTAGATATGGGAGTAGACCAACATAAAGTTCTTTGGTCCACATATTGAATAGTCGCGCTTTACCATCCCAAAGTTTAGCACGGTAAGTAGGCATAAATCTAGCACCAGGAACCTCGAAGGTGAAGTAATCGTTTAATTCTTGCGCAATGCTTGGATCGCACTCGACGTTCAAATATACTTCATCTTTTTTGGTAACTGTTAGATCGCTCACATTAACCCATTTGTAAATTTGGTCCACTCGATAGCAGACTTAATGTCCCATGTCCTACTATTTAGTGACCGCAGAATTTGCTCTAATTGATATAGAACTGCCTTGACGTAATCAATCTTGTCTTGAATCTTGATTAGATCGTCATCGCATTGAAGAACATCATCCATCTCATTCTTGAGCGGTTTCAATCCTTGGTATTGATTCCATCCCCATTCTTCAAGTTCTTCCCGAGTAAGTTCGCCCTTGTAGTATCTAAGTTTAGTCTTACGCATGCGGAAGTAATCTGCCTCTGTCTTACGCAACTGCAACTTGGCATTGGTAAGCAGGTTCAAATATTTTGCGTGTAGTTCTGGGGTTTTGGTGGATTCTGGACCAAGATTTAATTGATCAATCTTGCAGTCTTTCGCCCACAACTCTTGGATTTCAGATAATTTCATATGCCCTCACTAGAAAAAATAATATAACTATACCGTGTTTTTTGACAAAAGTCAATACTTAAAGTGCTTCTACCGTATAATGACGATATTTAAATGCGGCAATCCCGACCAAGAAGTCTGCTCTACCAGAACTGATGTCAAAGTCCAGTCCTTCTAGACTGACAGGGAACACATCATAGTATGTAATCTTTACGTTTGGATTATTATCAGAGTCGAGAATAAAGAAGTCTGCGTCCGAGAAGTTTCCTAGAGCACCAAGACGTTTGTCTGAGATAGCAGGGAATCTATAACGTTGTGACTCGTTCCAGTTTTTATACTGATCATGATTCTCTGGGAACCCAAGACCAATTAACCAATTATATAATTCGAGATAGTTACTCATGTTCTCTTGAACGAGGAAACGAATAACCAGATCACCATAAGTTAGTTTATCACCAGGATATGGGATATCGGATAGCGGTGTTGCAACTGTAGGCGAACCCATTTGAATTGCTGGGATATTCGCTGCCTGACAGAAATAAGAAACGTTTGGTAGGTTGTGAATCTGGAATTTAAATCCATTGGGTTTCAGATAATCGAGATCGCTTGGTTGCTGATTCGACCAATTCGCCTCTGTAACGCCAAGTTCTGTTTTTAGTACCATAGGATCCTCTTAGTTTCCTACTATTTATAATGAAAATGGGGAGAGCATTTCTGCTCCCCCCAGTTTCTTAGCAACCCTCTCTCTAATGGAGAGGTATCGATTACATAAGGTTAGTAACCTTAACGCGACGATAGTATTGGTTGCGGTTAGCAGTGAACGTATCAGCGTCAGTTGTACCGTTCGACTGAGTTACGAATGGGTTAGCGATCATACCGTAACGAGTCTTGAAACCAATTTTTGGTTGGAAGGTGTTAGGATCGATAGCACGAACCATTTGTAGTGGAACGTATGGGCAGTAGAAGATACCTGCGTCATAAGCATTCGAACCCTTATAACCAACAACATAGAACTGCGATGCAGCGCCAGTGTTTGCTGAGTAAGGATCGATGAATACCTTGTAACGACCGTTCAGAGTACCAGCGAAGGTGTTACCTGTGTCGTCCGAAGACAGAGTTGGCGAACCAGAAAGCGCACCACCTGTGTCAAGCATACCTGCCATTGCAAGAGCAGCAGCAACGTCTGACGAACAGATAATGAAGTTACCCTTACCACGACGAGTGTCTTGAGCGATTACGTTAGCGTCACGTTCAATGTTGAACAGAAGACCCTTGAAACGCTCAACCGACCAACGACCGTTTGAGTCAACGTCAAGGTCGAAAGTACCAGCAGTTGCAGTCGATGCTGCACCAGGTTTAGCAACCTTGTAGATTGTGCGGATAACTTCGCGGTTGATTTCAGCAAGAATTTCTTGTGAAAGGATGTTCGAGAGTTCTGACTCAGCGTCAAGACCGTGAATTGCCTTGAGATCCTGTGCCAGTTCGACTGTGTATTCTGCCTTCAGCGCACGTGTCTTAGCAGTTACAGTTGTCTTTTCGATGCTGAATGCCATTTCGTTGAAGTCAGTGCCCGAAGGATCACCAAGTGCTTCAGCGTCTGCAGTAGCAATACCAGTACCAGTTGTGTAAGAACCGTCAACTGGGTTTGAACCAGCGTGAGTTCCTGTACCCGAGAAGTCGGTGTCTGCTTCGTTGAAGAGTGCTTCTGTGCCGTTCATAGCAGCATAGCGCGACTTCATTGCGAAGATAAGACCAGTTGGACCAGTCATAGGTTGAACGCCAGCAACGTCGTATGCCATTAGGTTTGGCAGCGCACGACGAACGAGCGAGATTAGGATTGGGTCGTAGCGGTCAAGATTGTCAGCACCACCAGTGGTTGCTTGAGCAATGTTGTTTGCTGCTGGGGTTGTTTCCCAAAGAGCCGAACGCTCTTCACGGAGTGCCTTTTCTTGGTTTTCAAGAACTACTGCTGTAACCGAACGGCGATAGTTGTCCTTGATTTCACCAAGACCTTCATGATTGAGAACAGGTTCCCACTTCTTTGTTAATTGTTCTGAAAGAAACATTTAGTTTTCTCCTCTAAGGTGTTCAATAGATTTATTTATAATAAATTACTTTTTAGCAGCAAGTTGGTCCAATGCACGGACATACTGACTGACTGTTGATCCTTCGATGAACTCGTTGTCAACTCCATCGTCAAATTTATCTTCGGAAAGTGTTCTGTTCTTAGGGAAATAATTTTCCTTAATTACGTTTAGTTTTTCTTCGAAGATATCTGCATTCTCGAATTCTACATCAGCGACCAAAGATTTGAACTTTTCTGCGTCTGTCTTTGCGAGGTCTTCGACCACTACAGAGAAAACGCTTTCTTTCATAAGTTCGGTATTGGCATCGTGCAGTTCTACATTTGCAGCGATTGTTTCATCCAGTTTCGACGCAAGTTCGTCGATCTGGGTTTGCATTTCACCAAGAACATCATATTTTTCTTCGGGAACATCAATATAATGTTCCGCGAAAAGGTTTTTCATGCCTTCGATAAACGACTCAGTGACATCAGCACGGAGACCGTTTTCTACAGCAAGTTGGTTTTCCTCAATCCAATTTTCAATTACATAACCGAGATAGGAATCTACCTTCTCGACGAGTTCTGACTTGTATTCTTCCATCAATTCAGCAGCTTCTTCAACCAGACGGTCTTCGATGATTGCTACTTCATTGCTTACTCTTGCAACAACCATTGCTTCAAAAAGCGATGATGCTTTGTTGCGGAAATCTTCTGTGAGATCTTCGTTACCGTCGAACAGAGTTGCGAGGTCGGTAGCGAATGATTCTTCTAGATCTTCATCTTCGTCTTCATCTTCGAAGTCGTCTTCTAGATCTTCATCTTCTTCTGGGTCATATTCTTCTTGATGAACATTGCCCTTTGACGATGCCTGATTAACAACTGATGTTGGATCAGCAACAGTAGTGAAGTTTGGAGCAGCACCAGCACCACCTTGCGATAGTGTTCCTTGGTTGCTTCCCTTTACAGCACCAGCTTCTTTAGCACCTGGATTTTCTGTCTTGTCATCACGTTCGCTATCGATAGATGCATCTTGCGATGAACCCTGACGTGGATTAGTTGCATCGCCAGCAATCTTTGCTGGGATCGAAGAATCCTTACCCTTTGCTGCGCCCATTGCACCAGCAGCAGGACTTGCTTGTGATGAACCCTGCATAGGATTGGTTGCGTCACCTGCTTCGGCAACAACACCCTCGGATAGTTGCTTCTTAGTCAGCAACTCTCTGATTTTGTTCTCTACACTCATTTGCTTCTCCTAAAAGTCGAGATTATATGATATTTATAAAAACTTTGTTTTGCGTGAAACGCGATTCAGGAAAGATTCGAATACTGCAAGTTTCGCTTCTTCCAATTCTTTTTTGGTTGCTTTCTTAATATAACGCTTAGACATATCGCATGCTTGCTCTGTCCAAACACCATTTACAACAACCCATTCTTTATTTTCCATGATGCCCTGAACAAACGCATCAGGAGCAGAAGGATCTGCTACGATATCGGCAGCAGTAGCAAGATAGAAATCGCTCTGCACTTCATTGATACCATCTTTGTTCGCTTTCAGTGTTCCCATACCACGGGAAGAAACACCAAGTTTAGCACCACCTTCAATCAGACCCTTAGCAATATTACCCATTGGTGTATCCATAAGTTTTGCCTTACCAATATAGTTGTCTCCATCTTCTCTGAGAGAAACAATCATATGGGAAACACGATCTAGATTAATCGATGGACCATCTGGGTGACCGAGTTCTCCGAGCGCACGATTTGACTTGACATAACTTTCGTTGTATCTGTCGACTTCTTTCTGCATAATCTCCTTTGGATAAACACGCCCATTGCGGTTTTGGAGATTTGACTGGAGGAAGATACCTTCGATAAAGTGTGTCTTCTTACCGTTTGTTTCTTCGGTAAGGATGTTGATGTCTTCAACGACTTCAGTAATTAGTTTCATTATCCTAGATCTCCTTGGTTCTGGTGGGACTGAGGACCATAACCAGAGACCTTAGCAAGTTCGAGAACTACTGCTCCAGTTCCTGAAGAAAAATCGACAACAATGTCTGATTCATTTTCTTCATTGTCGGACCATCCCATAAATTCCATCTTACCAGTTCCGGAAAGGTAATAAAGAACTACACTATTTCTAGTGACAGTTGCAGTAGAACCTACTGACAGCGCCCAGTGAATGGTGCGAATATTCGCCTTTGGTGAAGACTGAGTTTCTGAAGATTTCTTCAGATCAGTTGCAAGCGCAATGGTAGCGGATCCTGTGCCACGCACCTTTACCACACCATGGACCTGTGTTAGTTTTAGAACCGCTTTAGTCGCCATTTGTTAATCCTTACTGGTATCTTGCTTTCTTTGCATTACGCAAAACTTTGAAATCGTGTCCATCAATTTTACCATTCTTATTGGCATCAATCTTGTGTTGATTGCCCTTTAGTTCTTCGTCGGTCTGCTCGATCTCTTCAGTCTTCAGACTTTCGCCACGTTTGACAAGTTGCTTGCCAGACATGTTAGCACCCTTTGATCTTTTACGAAGTGTCTTGGTGTCCTTCTGATCCTTCGACCAATCACCACCACCCATCTTCATCTTGTCGACGATAGCATTACCTTGAGCACGTGCTTTCTTGCGGTAACCTTTAAGTGTGTCGGTTGAAAGTTCTTCAAGTTCTTCTACTTCTTCCTTGACACCACGATCTGCTTCTAACTTGGCAGCGATTGCCATCTGACGACGCTTCTCTGCGCTCTTACCCTGGAATTGGGGCGCATCAGAATCCTGGAAATCCTTAATCACATCGCCCATTTTTGTCTTGGCGATATTAATTCTTTCTAGTAATTCCTTATAAGTCAGCATCGTCTTCTCCTGCGTCTTCTAATGTATCGTCTTCGGAATCGTCTTCGAACTGATCATCTTCATCATCTTGCGGATTGCCAAACATATTTGATGCTACGGTTTCCCTATGAGCATCTAATGCTGCACCTGCTTTTAGATCCATAATATCATTAAAAACTTGTTCTGCGTCCGCTAGTGTTCCGTTTTCGATATTATTTATTAAGTCTGCTACACTCTGTGTCATATTATTGTCCTTGTTGATTGTCTACTGGTTGTTGATTATCTGGTTGCAGTGATGAAAAATCAGCAGGTGGAACCTCAGGCGGGTTCGCTTCGTTCTCTGCTTCAATTTCAGCAATTTCATCATCTGTCAACTTTAGGATATGCTTCTGAACATATTCCTTACTATACAATGAACCAATATAGTTTGCCATACCGTTAAGAATTTCAATACGAGATTGAAGAATCTGTTGTTCTTTTGATTCAGTGTAGAATGCATCGGTCGCATATCTATACTGAATGTTGTCTCTAATCTTATCCCAATCATCCTCTGTGATAATACCCTTCAGTATTAACTGAGTCTTAAGGAGATCGTCAAACAATAGTGAGAAACGACGACGCAACTTAGCAATGAACTTGGTGAACTTCCATTCGTCGCGATTGATTTCCGCCGCACGACCAAAGTTTAAACCAGACTGCTGTTGTAGTCTCGAGATAGGAACGTTCAACGCTTGATATAGTTTACGTTGGAAGAATTCTACGTCTTGGATCTGACCAAGATTTTCTCCACCAGGAAGTGTTTCAATCTGAGTGCCACGACCACCTTCACGGCGAGGCAACCAGAAGTCTTCAAGCATCGACATAAATTTCTTGTCGTCGCGGATTTCACCAGTGTTAGAATCATAAACGATCTTGTTACGATACTGGTTCATAATACCCTTGAGGTATTGTTCCGCTTTGATTTTTGGAAGATTACCAACGTCAACGTAAAACACTCTACGCTCTGGAGCACGAGTAATACGATAAATGACCAGTGCGTTTTCCATCATACGCAACTGGTTAGCAGGACGAATTGCCTTATGTAAGTATGATAGACCAACGTTCTTATCCTGATCAACAAGACCAGAAGGAACATGGCATATAGCGTCCTTAGTAATCTTCAGCATATTTGAAGTGCTGGAATAATCATTGACATTTGCTGTCTTCTGATTTACTACACCCTTTTCATTGTAAAGGAAGTATTCTTCAACCTTCTTAATGAAATCTACGCCAGACTTGGTTTCTTTTTCCTTGATAATCTCACGAACCTTTTTAATCTTTCGTGGATCGATGTAACGAACATCAGTAATACCCTGTTTAGGATTTGCCGTGTCAATAACTTTATGGAAGAAAAGTCTGCCGTCGATATACCAACGGCGGAAGTAGTCTTGCGCTCTGAGTTTAAAATCAAGAACTCTAAGGATTTCTTCGAATTCTCTCTCAATGTCTTTCTTAATTCCAGCGGAAAGTTTTACTTCATCGAGATTAATTTTGATTGGATCTTCATCATCAAGATTGGAAATTGAATCATTAACAATGTCATCAATTGCTGTGTCGACATCTGCCATACCAGCAATGTCGCGGTAGCGTCTGATCAATTCTTGTTCGGTGCTGGCAGTTCCATCTAGATCTAGATATGTACCGTAGTAACCACCTGCTTTAATCGCATCTGTGCCACCATCGTCTGTCGGAGCCACGAACGATTTTTCCGTTGGTGGCTCCGAAGACCTCGTAATCTTATAACCAAAAATTTCCATTATATCAAATTACTCTTACAGGGTGTTTGTTAGGTAGTGAGAGTAGTTGAAGGTTACTGTGAACTCTTCAATTACATCGTTCTGACCATATTGTAGAGCAATTTCTGACATGTTGATTGGGAACGAGTTATACAGGGTGTATTCCATCAGAACTTCGTCGTTACGATCAAGATGCTGGACAAGGATGTCTGCTTGATAGTCTGTTGGAGATAGAACACCTGTATTCAATTCCAGATCATTCATTCCGTTCATCCACTCTTCGAATGGTTTACGGAGTGACATTTCAGTATCGTTTACAATAGTGATTGTCCAAGGATCGAAGATACGCTCGCCAGCAAGTTTGACTTCGCGACCACGATATTGAACGAGAGTTGGGTTTACTGTTGATGCAGGAAGAGCAGCGCCAGTAACCAGCAGCGAGTATTCTCTATCAGGAACAGATGTTACATATCCTGGGAAGTTGAGAAGTACGCGGAATTGGTTTGGACGAGCACCACCAGCACCTAGTAACCCTTTAAACTTTGAAATATCCATATTAGATTTCTCCTATAATTCTATTTATTCGGGTTATTAGGCACCAACTTCTTCGAACGAAACGCTTGTGCGAGTCGCGATGAAGTTTAGGTAGATGAAGTTGATTGACTTAGCAGGTTTGATGTAGATGTCTGCAACAAACTCGTTACGGTCAATTACTTCGCCAGTGTTATTTGTTTCGTCGCAAACGACACGGAAGTCATAGATACCACGGCGACCACGAACATCGCGGAGGAATGGTTCTACTAGCGACTTGAACTGCGCACGAGTAAACACGTCGTTGAACTCGAACAGTTGATACTTAGCAGCAGTCGAGATTGCCTTCTCAAGAACGATGAACAGACGACGAACATTGATGCGGTCGAATGCCGATGGTTTTGCTAGAAGTGTCTTATCGCCGTAAAGAACAACACCCTGTCCTGGGAACGACACAACTGGGTTGATGCCATTCTTGTAAAGAGTATCACGGTCTGTTTGGTTTGGCGAATAAAGCAACTTTACGCAGTTCTTGATTGCACCACGGTTGAAACCAGCAGGTGACCACCAAGGATCATTTGTCTGGTCGGTACGAGCGCAGAGACCTGCTGTATCAGCGTTCAGTGGAACGTAGACGTAACTATCGTTATACTTGTCGTACTGAACCTTCCAACCTGAATCCATAACAGCGTATGAAGTCGAACGATCGAGAGTTGAGTTTCTGTATGTTACGATATCTGCTGCTTCATCACCAGCATTGTTTTGCACTGCTGCAAGTGGTGGTGAGAGGAAAGCAACGCAATCAAGACGATCAAGAACAACGTTATCAATAACGTGCTGAGCAACAGCAACAGCATGGTTGCCCGTCAGAAGAAGCGATACGTCAACTAGTTCCTTGTTTGCAAACAGATCGTAACCTACGTTGATGTCCCCAGATGCAGGAGCAGCATCAACACCACCTGCTAGACTGAATGTAGCAATTTCGCCACCAACAGTCCACGCTGTATTGTCGATATCTTCGATTGTTGCGAATGTAGAAGTAGCAGCATTACCCCAGTGAGCATTACCGCCTGTTGATGTAGCACCAGTTGATGGGTGATCCATCCACCAGATATACTTCGATTGAGCATTGATGATGTTCTTGTAGTAGTTTGAAGAACCATCGTTATTCTTAGCATCATTTGCCTTTGAAACAAACGCAAACTTTTCTAGAACAGTTCCTGCTGTTCCAGTGAACAGACCGTCTTCGTCAACAACGATAACGTGTAGTTCGTCATCAACGCCACCAACATTGGAAGCATAAGTTGATGTGCCTGGAGCAGCATCAAATTGCGCTTCGTATGCCCAACCATCGTAGGTTGAAGAGTCAGCAATAGAAACCTTCAGCGAGTTACCAGTTGCACCAGCATACTTTGCTGCCCATGGTCCAACAGCACCTTCGCCCGCAAAATATGATGCGGTGTAGTCATCTTCGTTTTTGATTAGAACCGCAGTGCCATCAGCAACAGCATTCTTTGCTGTATCTCCGACTACGCGAACCAATTGAAGGTTGTTACCGTAACCAAGAAAGTTAGCAGCGGTGTGAAAGTGAACTGTTGTTGTGCTTGTTGGTTTACCAAACTCGCGCACGAGTTGGTTTTCTGACGAAATTGTTTGAATTTCGTTTACAGGACCCCAGAGGAAGTAACCAACGTATCCGCCCGCAGAACTTGAAACTGCTGGTACGACGTTAGTAAGATCCTTCTCAGTAACTAGGACTCCTGGCGATAATTGAAATGCCATATTCTTCTCCTCGTTTTAAAAACTTGACAATTGCCACTGTCTTCTTTGTTTCTATGCTTTTATTTATAATTCACTCAATTTATAGTAACCACCCTCGCTTATCGGAGTCCCGATCAACAGTCCATAAATCTCCACTATTATCTATAAAAGTCTCATCTTCAAGACCAGATGTTAGTATACCAAACGGTGTCAATTCTTCTTCGATTTGCTTCATTTGACTATCGTATAGTTTCTTTCTAATGTCAATATCAGTCAAGTCTCTAAAGTAAGTATTGCTTGTTACCCATGCAAATAAAACCAAACTCATCACAAGGTCATCAAAGTAACCTTCATCTGCCATCCAACTTCCCTGCTTTTCAATGAAAGTCGAGAACTCGGAAATACTATCAGCATCAAATATCAATAATTTATTTTCTTCCAATAAGGATTTAAGCGTAAAACACCCCTGACGTTTGACCTGTTTGGTCATCCGAACGCCCATTTGGGTTGCTTTTCCGAATCCTGGAGATAGATACTGCTTGTTGGTATCCTTCGCAGTTGTTAAAATATTATCATATTCTAATTCGCTGTGTAAAATATCTGCGACTTGTTGTCCGATGTCATTAATTTCGATCATGACATGGGCATTATTATAATCCCTTGCCACTTTGTTCACAATATTTGGATACAACATTGGCGGAATTTTGTTGTTTCTATATTTAGCGACCAATTTATACGGTACTTCTGTTGCATCGATGACAGTAAATGCCGAGTAGTCGCCTCCGATACCTCTTGCAGTGTCAACGCCCATTACATAAGTTCTATCTGGGAGAGGATCTTCGAAAATATCCAACCCGTCTTTCATATAGATTGGGTCAATAGAACTCATTGCGCCAAGAGTTTTTGCAGCGATAAGAGTGTTGCTCGACCCAAGGAAATTACAGAGAACTTCTTGGTTGAATTTCAATTCACCAAGTAGTCGTAACTGTTCTTCTGCCCAAGCATCATCACGTCCTGGAATCTCAGTGTATGGAATGAACATTGGTTCGAATCCATTGGCACCTTTTTCTGCTTCGTTCCAGAATTTCCAGAAGTGATTATATCCAAGAGGTGTTGAAGTCAACAGAATCTTAGTTGTCTGACCAGCAGAAATTGTAGGATAAACGGAAGCGAAAAACTGTTCTGCGACAGTGTTTGGAATAATCGCCGCTTCGTCGATATACAACCAGTTAACCGACTTACCGCGAATACCAGATGCAGTCGTAGCAGCAGTGAATACCTTTGACCCGTTTTCTAATTCAACGTCACCCTTGTTCCAGGTTCTTACGCCTTGCTGCATCCAGATTGGCAGATTCTCATACATACCTTGATAACGAGACATTACTTCTCGAGCAGCAGCAGTTTTGTTCGCCATGATAGCAACGGTCTTGGCATCTTGGAACAATGTATACCACAGAATACAAGCAGCAGATGTAATAGTCTTACCCTGCTGACGACCTTCCATCAAGATCGCCTTACGATGATTTAAAATATGGTGAACTTTGCGCTTCTGGCATTCATATAATTTGAACAACTGCAGACCATGGTCAAGTGTGACGATCTGACAATAGTTCTCAATAAAATAAATTGGATCATCCTGACACTTGATCAGTTCTTCCAGTTGCTCTTGTGTAAAGGTATGTTTGTAACCAATCGGTTTTAAGTTAATATTACCGTGGTAGGAATTGTCGTCACTCATGGTCTATGATTTTTTCTTTTTCCGCTTTCAATGCTTTAAGAAGATCCTGCGTAGAACCAGCAAACACAATATTATTTTGCGTGTCGATGTTTTGGTTCTTTGGTTTATCTTCTTCCTTCAGTTTCTTTTTTGCTTGTTGTAGTTTCAGAAGATCTTGTGCAGCATCACCCGTTGTTTTGATCAACTGACCGACAACTTCATAAGCACGAGGACTGTCGCTGGCAAGTGCAACGTTTAGCATTCCATCAAGTGCTTGTTGACTCTTGTCAATAAGAGCATTGAGTTTTTTTCTGGCGGTTTGATAATCATCTTCGATGTCATCGCCTGTTGAAATGATTTCAGGAACTGCAGGTTGATCAACCACAACAGGAACCTCAGAGACTACTTCGACTGCATTAGGAGTTTCTGTTGTTTCGGTTCCGAATAGTTCGTCAAGATCTCTATAATTATTGTTCATAGACTTCATCAAATTGCTCCACGTAATCCCATGTTCCTTCTGGGGTTGCATCATTAGGATCTGTTGTTACTTGGTATTTCTGTGAATAGTTTGGTTGTTCAATATCGGTGTAGGTCTGTGCAATAGCAGTTCTAATAATACCTTGTTGCTCAACTGGACCATACAGGTTTAGTCCAAGCGTAAAGTTGATAGTCCAAATAATTGATCGACGTTGTAGATAATCGCCTTCGTAATTATCTTCGTAATTGATCGAGTCAAGGACTATTTGTAAATCTCTCTTGATTCCCATTTCTGGAATATCAGTTATCGTTACGCAAAAATCAGGATTGAAGAATGGAATAATTTGTTCAATTATCTGTAGACCTTCATCTTGATTCTTTGACATAATAAACAACGACACGTTCATGTCATATGGTGTGCTGGTAAATTGTGTTCGCAGCATATTAGGATCATCGCCCTGCCCGACTGCAACATTCTTGGTTAGTAGGTTGATTTTTCTGGAAGGATTATACTGCAATCCTGTGATTTCAAACCCCATTCTCGGAAGAATGATTGCTGCTGATTGCGTAGTTGTGCTGGGCACCTCAGCAATACGAGCAAGAAATTTATTCTTTGGGGAATATGCCAGAGGAACGCGTAGAGATTGCACTGTTTCATTCGCAGCATTAAATCTTTTGACAGTAATCTGATTGAAGATTGTGCCAAAAGCAATTATTGCTTTACGAATGTGTTGGTGATAGAAGTGTTGACGTAGAAACATTATGCTCTCTTTTGAACCTCACCGAATGGATTGAATGCTGTGAAATCTATAATACCGTCTGCTTCTAATTCGAATTCATCATTGTCTGCTTGTGGATCTGTATCTGCTGTAGCATATTGTTGTAGAACAATCGAATCGTCCGATGTATTCAATACTAAATCACCAGATTCCATTAGCAACTGGAATCTGTAAAGATCTTGACTCGAGTTATCTGTAATAGCATCAATCTCATCAATACCAGTGTCAATTCTCTCGGAACTAAATTCAAAGACGTCGCACTGGAGTTTATAGGTGTAGATCTTACCGAGTTGGTAGAACGGATTTAAGAAGTCGACATACTTGATTACGAAAAACGTTTTTGTTTTCGAGAAGTATAGTAAGTCGCCTTCTGCTGGTCTTCCAGGTAATTGAAGTGTTGCGTTTTGTGCAACTCCCTCTTCCCAGCGTCTCTTTGCAACTACGAAAGTTGCCGAAGATCTGAACTCGAAACCAAACTTAGTGAACAGTTCGCCTTCGCCTTCGAAACCTTGAACATTCTCAAGATACATTTCGAGAGGATATGCCTGATCAAAATACTGAAGCGCATCCTCGCCGAGAATACCGTCGAGATTACCAGTTTGTCTTGGGAGATAGTAAACATCGTGCCCATAGATCTTCAAACTTTCAATAACAAGATCTTCCACCAAACGCTGTTCGCTGGTGGTTCCTGAAGTATTTCCTGATTGAAAGTAGAAGTTGGTAGGCATGTCTTATCCCACCATAAAATCGACAGGGAGTTCCGACTTTAGTTGCATTTCGGTTTCGATTGTAGTAATTTCTTCAACTGCCTCATCGTAAATTTCTTTACCATTAAGAATGACACCACCAGGAAGTTGGATTCCACCAAACTTCTTCATGTTCTCACCCCACTGACGTTTGATCAGTGCAGTTGCATAACGTTTCAAGAACATATCATCATACACCTGAGTATATGTTGCTGGATCCAGAATACGGTAGCATTCAATAATTACATAATCACCAGGATCGAAAACTTCTTCCCAGTTTACGTCGATAAACATCTTGTCCATTTTACGATTGTAGCGGATAGATCTATCTCCAACCAGTAGCATATCAAGCATTGATAAGTGCTGCTGAACTTGGGTGTAGTAGACCATGTCCGCAGACAGTAGGTTATACATATCGTTGAGGCGGAATTGGTAGATAATATCGAACATATTGTTGCGATTGTTCATACCAGAACTTGGACCATTTACTGGTAGAACACGAATTACACCAATTACCGAATCTGGGATAGGAATATATCCGTTTTGAATATCACCTGCAGTGTAAAAATCACTCGATGCCAATGCTCTACTAAATCCAGAAACTGAACCTGTTACAGTTTCACCAGCAACGAATGTTCCTTTAACGCTGGAAACTCTAGAATTTGTTCCGCTGAGCGAGAAAAGTTTACAAGTCGCGCCCGATGTTGCACCAGTTAAAATTTCATCAATCTCAAAAGATGGTGCAGACAGACCGGAAAATTTAAGTTCTGCGGTTGTAACTTGGTGAGTGAGGTAAAGACGCTCAACCCCATCAAAATGATATTCTTGAAAATATTGCAAGGCATCGTCGATGCGGTCAGAAACCTGATCATCATCCACGTTAATTTCAATTACTGGAAACCCTAGTCTGCGGAGACAGTAATCGATTAGTCCTTGTCTTGATGAAATTGCCATCTTTTTATCCTCTATTTCGGACTATTTATAATCAGGCAATAGAACCCAAGTCTCTGGAACCTGTTCCGCTACTATCTGTTACAAATCCCAGATCTACTGTTTCCGGAACAGTAAACAAATCGGCATCATAACTAATCAATTGAACTACTGTTCCGCTACTATTCTTAGAAAAAATTTTACCGTCTGCTAGGTTTATAGCAAGTTCTCCGACCAATATGGACCCAGAGGCAGGAGTAGATCCTGATGTTTCAGAACGTTTATGTTGAACTGTAGTTGTCATCAGTTTAATAGGTTCCCTGCAGCATCATATACGTTAATTCTATTTGCAGTGACAGTCGATTCTTTTGCCAGAGGAATACCACCAGCAGTTGATCCATCATGAACAACAACTGTATCTTTTGTTGTATCGACTGTTACTTCTCCCACGGCTCCCGTAAAGGTTGCGTGTTCAGTAGTAGTTCCTCGTCTCAGTTGTAATTCTGTTGCCATTGCGCTACCTTAGTCTTGCTCCACCGCTGAATAATCATCTGCAGTTTCAAATGGCATATTTCCATCAAGACCAACATAATTACCAGAGGGAACAGGTTGCTCTAACTGCTGTTCCAGTGCTTGGATTTTAATTGCTTGCTCTTTAACGGTTTCATTTGCCATTGTGAGTTGTGTGTTCAGCATTATGTTATCAAGTGTTAATGCCTTCAGTCGTTCTGCTAGATTAGCAATATACGAATTAATAAACTTTGTTTGATCCATTATCTATCTCCAAATGCGGGAGGGGAAGAATCCCCTCCCTATTATATATTAGTATGTTCCACCGTCGATATTACCAAACGCTGGTGTTCCACCCGAACCGCCAGAAATTAGGACTTGACCTGCAGTACCAGCACTTGTTGCTGCCAGCGCAGAAGTTCCGTTTCCGTATAGAATACCCTTAGAAGTAAAGGTTCCTGCACCAGTACCACCATCAGCAACTGCGATATCCGAGGAAAGCGATGAAACCGTTCCACCTTCGATGTTAGCAACAAGAGTAGCAACAGTATAACCAGTTGCGGCAGTGTTAACAGTTGTGGTCGGAGCAGACTGCGAGTCCTTGAAGAGTTTCCACTTACCGTCCGAAGCATCACGGAAGAAACCAGAATAGAGGTCTAGTGAACCTGAAGTATCATAAACGCCGAACAGACCAATATCAACCGCATCAGTTGAAGTATTGTCTGTAGCAAGTCCGATCAGAGGGTCAGAAACAGTAAGAGTTGTTGAGTTAACAGTGGTTGTTGTTCCCGAAACTGTTAGGTTTCCAGCAACAGTAACGTTCGCGCCTGAAAGAGTCAGAGCAGTTGTCCCACCCGATGACTTAATATCATTTCCTGTAACCGTAAGATCCCCAGCAACAGTAACGTCTGCGCCAGAAAGTGTCAGAGCAGTGGCAGAAGATGATTTAATGTCGTTTCCTGTAACTGTGAGATCACCTGCGACTGATACATCTGCTCCCGAAAGTGACA